GCCACCGCCCAATGGCCCTATCGCAACGCCAACGGGGAGCTGCTGTTCTGGGTGCAGCGCATCGATCTGCAGCAGGGCGAGCGCCTCCGCAAGGTATTTGTGCAGCGCACCTGGCTGGATGGCGGCTGGCATTTCCCCTCGCGCCGCGATCCCTTCCGCTCCGACTGGCCCGCACCGCGGCCCCTTTACCGGTTGCCGGAACTGGAGCGGCGCCCCTGGTCGGAGGTGCTGATCACCGAGGGCGAGAAGGCGGCTGATGCCGCAGCGTTGCTGTTCCCCGACCTGGTGGTGATCAGCTGGTGCGGCGGCAGCAATGCCCTGCAGAGCGTGGACTGGAGTCCCCTGGCCCAGCGGGCGGTGACGCTCTGGCCCGATGCCGATGCCCCTGGGCGGGAAGCGATGGCCAGCCTGTCGGCCCTGCTGCTCGAGCAGGACTGCACCGTGGCCGTGGTGATCCCACCGAGCTGCACAGAAGACGACTGGGATCTGGCTGACGCCCCCGGCGCCGACGGCTGGGACCTGGCCGATGCCGCCTGGACACCGGCCCAGGCCCAGGCCTACCTGCAGCGTCACCGGCAGCCGATCAGGCGCCCGGATCCACCAGCGGAACCTCAGGCACCATCGCCGGCTGCTGCTCTCCCTTCCGGCTCCACGCCAGCAGCTGCAAGCGGCGTCGCGGTCGCCGTCAACAACGAGCCCTTTCAATGCCTGGGCTACGACAGCGATGCCTACTACTACCAACCGCAGGCCACAGGCCAGGTGGTGCGCCTGGGCAGCTCAGCCCATGGCGGGGTGAACCTCTGCCGCCTGGCACCGCTGGCCTACTGGGAGACCCTCTACCCCTGCAAGCGGGGGGTGAACTGGACCGCTGCCGCCTCCGACCTCTTCTGCCGTCAGGCCCTGGTGGGGATGTTCGATCCCGATCAGCTGCGCGGCCGGGGCGCCTGGTGGGACCGGGGCCGCTGCGTGCTGCACCTGGGCGATCGGCTGGTGATTGATGGCCGCAGCCAGCCAGTGACATCAGCTCTGGACAGCCGCTTTCACTACCAGCGCGGCGCCGCCCTCGACGGCCCGGCTGCTGCCACTCCCCTCTCCGATGAAGAAGCGCTGACGGTGCTGACCATCGCCGATCGCTTCTGGTGGGATGTGCCCGCCTCCGCCTTCCTGCTCGCCGGTTGGGTGACGCTCGCGCCGATCTGTGGTGCCCTGAGCTGGCGGCCCCATGTCTGGCTGAGCGCGGCCGCAGGCTCCGGCAAGTCCCAGATTTTTGAGCGCTTCATTGGCGTTCTGCTGGCCGACATGGCCCGGGTGTTTGTCGGCAGCGTCACCGAGGCCGGCATCCGCCAGTCGTTGCGCTCCGATGCCCTGCCGGTGTTGATTGATGAGGCCGAGAGCAACGAGAAGGCCGACCAGCAGCGCATCCAGGGCATCCTGTCGCTGGCGCGGGTGGCCAGTTCTGAATCTCGCGCCGCGATCGTCAAGGGCTCGGCATCAGGAGAGGTGTCGCGTTACGCCGTGCGCTCGATGTTCCTGCTCTCGTCCATCGCCACTGGGCTCAAACAGAGTGCTGACCGCCGCCGCTTTGCACAGCTCACCTTGCGCAATCCGACCGACATCCCGCAGCAGCAGCGCCAGGCCCATTGGGATGCCCTGGCGCGGGATTTGGAGGGGCTGATCACACCGGTCTTTGCGAGTCGTTTGATTGCCAGAACCGTGTCGTTGATCCCGGTGATCCGCCACTCGATCACGGTGTGCTGCCGGGTGGCGGCGCAACACTTTGACTCCCAGGCCCTTGGCGATCAGTACGGCACCCTGCTGGCTGGCGCCTGGTCGCTGCAGTCGTCTCTTGTGCCCACTGCAGCCGAGGTGCATGGTCTGATCGAGGCCACCGACTGGAGCAGCTACCGCCAGAGCACCGAGATCCCGGATGAGCGGCGTTGCCTCAACCGCCTCCTCCAGCACCAGCTGCGGGTGGAGACCGAGGACCGCGTGGTCACACGCAGCATCGGCGAGCTGGTGGAGCTGCTCAGCACGGTCAATCCCCTCGAGCCGGTGAGCAGCCGCCACGCAGAGGAACTCCTCTCCCGCCATGGGCTGCGGATTGCCGACGGGATGCTGCTGGTGAGCAACACCGCAGAAGCCATTGGCCGGATCCTCGCCGACACGCCCTGGGCGAGCAGCTGGAGCACGATCCTCGCTCGCTTGCCTGGTGCCGGCCCCCACGGCCATCCCGTGCGCTTCCGTGGTGCTGGTGCCAAGGCCAGAGCCTGCGCCATTCCCCTCGCCATCCTCTGAAGCGGGACGCTGCCAGCCAGTGATTGCAAGGGTTGGGACGATCGGGACGCTTCTAGAGCAGAGGCTTGCGCCGTGCTGATCTGGATCTTGCTCCACGTCCTGGTGCAATCGACTCGGGCGCCAGCCTGGGTACGCCGGAACGGGCATGGCGAGAGCATGGACCCGCTGAAAACCATTGCACTGCAATGGAACTGGGGAATTGGGACTGTGGGTACGCGGCCAGCAGGACCAATCCCCCCTAATTCACATGACTCTCCATCCCTCCAAGGGGGATGCCCCTATCTCCCCCCTCCCTCTCTCTTTCTCTATCTCTCTTTTTTATTAGAGATGTAGTCATGTAGTCAAAGGGGCAAGAGGGGCTGCGCTGGAGGGGATTTCGACTGGGACGGTTGTCGTCCCAGAAGCGTCCCAGCGTTCCTGCCGGTGCCGCAGACCGCCAGCGGCCGTCGCTACGGCTGCCGTCGCCAGCCACTGAAAGACGGGTTATGGTCTTGCGAGAGCGAGATTGCTGAGTGTCGAGCGGCTGTGCTGCTGTTGATGGTCCTGCAGATGGGGTGGAGGAGCTGCGGGGAGCTCCCGCCCTGCAGGACGCTGACGGCCAGCCCCAGTGGCTGCCGACGCCGCTGGATCCTTCCCGGCCGGTGGGCAAGGGCAACCCCCCTCGCGCCAGGCGGGGCCAGGTGCACCGACCACGCGCCACCCACATGGAGGTGGAACAGCGCATCGCGGAGGCCCAGCTGTGGATTGCCCAACGGCTACCCCTGGTGCAGATGAGGGAAAAAGCAGCCCAAAACTGGGGGGTTAGCAATATCAAAACCGTCAGCAAATACCTCGCCATCGCCCGCGAGCGGATGGTGGAGGAGCTGATCACCGACCGCCGCCGACACCAGGCCGAGCAGATCTTTGCGCTGAACGAGTGCGCCCGCCGGGCGATGGATGCGGAGCAGTTCAGCGCTGCGGTGGGTGCCTTCCGGGTGATTGCCGAAATCGGTGGCCTGCTGCGGGCACCGATCAAGCCGCCCGAGCCACGGCCATGACCTGCGCCCCTCCACCTACGGCCCTTGTGCAGCGTCCTGCTGCAGACAGCGGCGGTCTGCTGCTGCCGGAGCTCGACCCCTGGGGCGATGGCGGCCTGCTGCACCTCCCCACGACCACGGCAGCCGAGCCAGCAGAGCCCCAGAGCCTGCGCAGCTTCATTGCCGAGGCCTACCCCCGCTACGGCTTCCACCGCTGGGCTGAGCTGCTGATCGAGCTGCTGCAGGCCGTCGCCGATGGCCAGCTCAGCCGCCTGATCGTCACCTGTCCGCCCCGATTAGGGAAATCGCTCCTCGTCTCCAAGCTGTTCCCGGCCTACTTCCTGCAGCGCTACCCGCACCTGTTCGCCGCAATCGCGTCGTATTCGGCCGAGCTGGCCTATGCCCACTCGCGGGAGGCGCGCCACTTCTACCGGGTGACCGGCCACCTGCTCGCCCGCGATTCGGCTGCTGTGGGCAACTGGCTGACCCGCCAGCGCGGCGGCTGCATCGCTGCTGGTGTGGATGGCCCGTTCACGGGCAAGGGCTACAGCCTCGGGATCATCGACGACCCCTACAAGGGCCCCGGTGATGCGGCCAGTCCTGCGCTGCGGCAGAAGCTGATCGACTGGCTGCGCTCGGTGTGGCTCACCCGGGCTGAACCGGCGTCGGTGCTGGGCCCTGATGGCAGAGAGATGCCGAACCTCTCGGCCCAGGTGGTGGTGCTCACCCGC